GTTAACAGAAAAAGAGGTTCTCGACATGCTGCTTTAAAGAAGAAAGGAAAGCAAAGTAGAATTTCAAAGAAGAGAAAAAAATCGATGAAACGTAGAAAACAATTCGGGCTACACTAGGAGAAATAAAGATGTTAATTTGTCATGTATGTGAAGGTAAGAAGCTGTTGAAGACTTTACAAGAGGTTATAGTATGCCCTTCTTGTCAAGGAACAGGACAAGTTGTAAAGAAAAACGAGAACAATGAGAGCGATAATAAAAACAAGGAACTCTTGCTTGAAATTGTTTAAAAGTTAATAAAATTGTATTAATATATCAATACTTAATACAATAATTGAATAAGTAAATCGATGCGGTAGACTGCTAGAATGGTAATGGGTGCGTCTGATTGTTTTCTTTTATTATATAATAAAGGAAAATAATATGTGGACATGTCCTAAATACGAATATTATAGCTCTAGAGCTGGGCACATAAAAGTAGACAGAAAGTGGGAACTTATCTTCGCAGAATATCTAGATGAATTAGGTGTTAGATGGGAAAGAAACAAGCCAAGGTTTCCATATATTAATCTAAAAAATAGAGAATCTACCTATTGTCCAGTTTTTTTTGTATACGACTGGAACGAGCATATAGAAATAAAAGGATATAAAACAGAATTAGATGAGTGTAAATGGAGACAATTTCCGGTTGAAGAAAAATTATCAGTGTGGCATAAAAAAGACTTAAAAAGAATTAATATAATCAAATAAAAAAGCTGTATCGCTGAGGAGAGCCTGGCAAGGGTGAGCTAAGCAGTTTGCTAAACTGTAGTCATTCAAAAGTGGCTTACGAGTTCAAATCTCGTGCTCTCCACCATTTTATAATTTGTCTTTAAGGAGCAATAAGATATGAATCTTAAGGAGCTAGCAAAAGCTGAACAATCTAGACATGAAAGTGAAAACTGGGAAGGTTCATTTGAGGAATATCTCAAAATGGCCAAAGAAGATCCTAGAATTACTCATAATGCTTATCAAAGATTGCATGCTGCAATTCTTCACTATGGAACTACAGAGCATACAGAGCTTAAAGAAAAGATTATTCATTACAAGCTCTTCGATGATCCATTTGAAGACGGTGTAGATGCTATCCGAGGATTAGATAAGTCGCTGATGGATTTTGTCAGGCTGTTAGAAGCTGCATCAGAAAGTTTTGGAGTTGATAGAAGAATCTTATTGCTCCACGGCCCTGTTGGTTCTTCAAAATCTTCTATTGCTAGAGTAATCAAGAAGGGTTTGGAAGATTATACACGAAAGCCCGAAGGTGCACTCTATACTTATCGTTGGATAAAAGTAGATGATCACGATGAATCTGGTGTTGGAGATAAGATTGTTGATTGTCCAATGCATGAAGATCCAATTCATTTGATTCCTGCTAGACATAGAAAAGACCTTGGTTTCGATCATGTCAAAGGTAATATCTGTCCATTGTGCAGACATTTTTATATAAAGTTGATGGATACTCATGAAGGTGACTTTGAAAAAGTTATCAAAAATCATATTCAAGTTTTCAGGTTTGTATTTTCAGAAGATAATAGAATGGGTATCACTACATTCCAGCCTAAAGATGAAAAGAATCAGGATTCAACAGAGCTAACAGGCGATATTGATTACCGAAAGATTGCTGAATATGGAAAAGATTCTGACCCTAGAGCATTTAATTTCGATGGTGAGCTCAACTGTGCTAATCGAGGTTTTATTGAAATGATTGAGATGCTCAAGCTTGATACTGCATTTCTTTACGATTTGCTTACAGCATCTCAAGAACATAAGATTAAGCCTAAGAAGTTTGCTCATGTTGACATTGATGAAGTTATTCTTTCACATACCAATGAGCCAGAATTCATTAAACTTCAAAAGGATAAGTTGCAGGAAGCTCTGAGAGATAGAATCGTTAAGGTAAATATTCCTTATGTATTGAAGCTCGATGATGAAATTAAGATCTATGAGAAACTGTTCAAGTCTGATACAGTAGGAAAGTTTATTGCTCCTCATACTCTCGAAATTGCAGCAATGTGGGCTATTTTGACAAGGCTCGAACCTCCTGTTGGAAATATTACATACGTTCAGAAGATGAAGTTATACAATGGAAGAGCTCTTCCAGGATTCAATGAAGAGAATGTTAAAGAGCTTCAGGAAAAAGCAGTTCGAGAAGGAATGGACGGAATTTCTCCAAGATATATTCAGGACAAAATCTCAAATGCAATTGTGAATCATCCAGAAGTTGTAAATGTTAATCCATTTATGGTTTTGAATGAACTTGATTCGGGCCTTGATGGATATTCTCTAATCGAAAGTGAAGATAGGAGAAAGGAATTCAGAGCTTTGCTGGAAGATGTTAAGACTGAATATGAAGACATTATTAAGAATGAAGTTCAAAGAGCAATCGCAGCTGATGAGGAAGCACTTCAAAAGTTGTTTGCTAATTACATTGATAATGTTAAGGCTTACACAAGCAGTGAAAAGGTGAAAAACAAGTTGACTCAGAAAGATGAAGAACCAAATGAATCTTTGATGAGATCAATAGAAGAGAAAGCCAGAATTCCTGCAGATAGGAAGGATGATTTTAGACAGCAAATCATGAATTATATTGGTGCTTTGGCTGTTGATGGAAAGAAGTATGATTATAAATCCAATGAACGACTGCTTCAGGCACTTGAAAGAAAGTTGTTTGAAGATCAGAAGGATACAATCAAGATTCATCAGCTCGTACATGGCACGGTCGATGATGATACTCAAGGAAAAATTGATATTGTCAAGACAAGAATGATTGAAAATTATGGTTACGATGATCAATCAGCTCAAGATGTTCTCGAATATGTATCTTCAATTTATGCAAGGTCAGATTCTAAAGATGAGAATTAATTATGGCAACTGTCAAAAAAGATCAATCTCGATTTAAAAAGAAGATTAGAGAGAATGTAAAAAAGAACATTAAGAATATTATCAATGGGGAATTTCAATCTGTAAAGGGTGGAAAATCCGTGAAGGTTCCCATTGATAGCATTCACATTCCTCGGATCAGATATACGGTAGAAAATGAAGGTGGGGTTGGTAGAGGAGAAGGTGAAGAAGGAGAAGTGCTTGGAATTGATGAAGGCGATGGTGAAGGACAGCAACAAGCTGGCAATGAAAAAGGCCAACATTCAGTCTATGCTGATATTTCACTCGAAGAAGCCGCTGAAATTCTAGGTGAAGAACTTCATCTACCAAATATTGTGCCAAAGGGACAGAAAGTAATTGAAGGAGAAAAAGATAAGTATAACACAGTATCTGACTCCGGTCCCAGAAGCTTAAGACATAAGAAGCGAACACTAAAGAACACAATCAAAAGAGGTAGACCAGATTTGGTTCCTTATGTAAATGATTTCAAGTATAAATCTTGGACTCGCAGACCTTCTCCAATGAACAATGCTGTTGTATTTTATATGCAAGACATATCAGCTTCAATGAGTAGAGAACAACTAGTATTAGTTAGAACTATTTGTTTCTGGATTGAAGCTTGGCTATCAAAAGAATATGATAACGTCGATATTAGATATATCATGCACGATACGATAGCAGGTGAGGTTACACAAGAACAATTCTATGCTTATTCTCCAGGTGGTGGAACTATGATTTCAACAGCATTTCAAAAGATGCTTGAAAGAATCAAGCTATCATATCCTGTAGATGATTGGAATATCTATCCTTTCTATTTTGGGGATGGAGATAACTGGGGTGAAGATTCAGACATAGCTATTAAAATGGTGACTGAAGATTTGGTTCCTATTTGCAATCAATTGAGTATTGGAATAATCGAAAGTGCCTGGCAATCAGTTGGTAATTTCGGAACTCAATTGCAAGAAAAAATGCAGCATGATGAAGAGTTGGCAAAGAAATTAAGCATAACTACTATACAAAGTATAAACGGTGTTTACGATGCTATAAAAGAATTCTTAGGGAAAGGAAACTAACGTTCTTTCTTTGCTCTTTTTAGAATAAAAAACAAATTATATGATTTTTACTTACCTGATTATAATATATTGATTGAAGTTGATGGCATATATTGGCATGCTAGAAATGAAAATAATAGACCAAAATACTGGAAAAAGATAAAAAACAACGATGAATATAAAAACAAATTAGCAAAAGACAGAGAGTTTAAACTCGTCAGGATATGGGAAGATGAAATTCACAAAAAATGGAGATTTTGTTAACGATGAAAGACAAATTCAACTATATTGTAGATTTTCCAACCGAATTGAAAGATTGGAAATATGATATAGAGAAAATTGCTCTTGAAGAGGGTTTAAGCTTTTTCGATACTATTTTTGAGATGGTTGATTGGGATTCTTTGTATCAAATAGCAGGTAGAGGAGGATTTCCCGAACGATATCCTCACTGGAGTTTTGGTCAAGACTATGATCATATGAGTAAGCAACACTCATTCGGTGTCATGAAAATTTCAGAAATGGTTATAAATACAGATCCTTGTTATGCTTATCTAATGACAAGTAATAGTTTGGCCGATCAAAAAATGGTCATCGCCCATGTCTATGGACATGCAGATTTCTTCTTAAATAACATGTGGTTTAGCAAAACAGATAGAAAGATGCTCGATACAATGGGCAATCATTCTAAAATTGTCAATATGTATGTCGATCGATATGGTGAAGAATCAGTAGAGAGCTTCTTAGATATTTGCTTGAGTATAGATTCGCTGGTTGATAAGCATTCTATCTTTATTCAGAGAAAGTCAACACCGGTTAGAAAAATGGCTTCACCTCTTGATGAAAAAATAGAAAACATAGATGATGCTATTGATATTTTTGATATTGATCCTGAAAAGCAATACATGGATGAATTCATAAATAAAAAAGAAGATATTGAGAAGCTAAGAAAAGAAGCCAGAGACGATAAAAAAGAAGAAGATGAAAGAGATAAAGGATTGCCTGAAAAGGATATTCTATTGTTGCTAATTAATAGAGCTCCTATGAAACACTGGCAGCGACATATTCTATCATTGCTTAGAGAAGAATCTTATTATTTTGCTCCTCAAGCTATGACAAAGATTATGAATGAAGGTTGGGCTTCTTACTGGCACGAACATATTATGACAAAGAGACGGATTCTTTGTGATGATGAATTAATAGAATATGCAGAACAACATGCTGGAACAATGGGATCTAGTAAGCAATTGAATCCCTACAAGTTAGGATTAGAAATATTC